AAAACAAGATTGCACCGTGGATGAGATGAATCTCAAGGAATCATCTCTCCTTCTCCCAGCAAAGAAGGCAAAGTGGGTTTCTCGTCTAATTTTAGAGAAAAACAATTTAAACAGACTTGAGAAAGACAAGAAAAAGCAATTAAACATTGTCATTGAGAAAATAAAACAAGAGGCTGTGGCCTCCATTTCTGCTCCCGTTCTAAGGAATGTTGCAGAAAAACACGAATCCGTTCTGGAAATCGATGAAAAGATAGAAGAAAGTAAAAATCTTATCGATTTTCTGGAAAAGATTGAAAAGGTAATGTCATCCATGAGTTTCGACATTGGAAACATTATCAAGATAGTTCAGTTGGAAACCACATGATAGATCTTGGATACGACGACAAGAAGAAAAAGGGAATTTATTCAGGCGATTACTTCGATGAAGTAAAAGAATTCTTCTCTGTAAAGAATGATGGTGCCAAGTTTGCGAGAAACAGGTTCATCCCATCTAGAAAGTATGTTATAACAGGAACCGGAAGATTCGATTCTTGTCTTCTTCCTGAGATTTTAAAGTTCATAAAGAACAATACGGAGTACTCGATGGATCGAGTGAAGATTCACCAAGAGTTATTGAAGGAAAACAATCCAGCAGCATACGATTGGAGAAAAACCGAATCATTTTCTTTGGACGAATATCCCCTTAACTTGAAATTAAGGGATTACCAAAAGGAAATAGTTGATAAATGTCTGAATTTTGGAAGAGGAACGATACTTCTAGCCACTGCTGGAGGAAAAACGCTTACAATGGCTTCCTTGTTGTCAAAAATACACAATATGGACAACAACTTCAAGTGTTGTTTGGTTGTTCCCAACAGGAGCCTAGTTGTTCAAACATGCGGCGACTTTCAAGAATACGGTGTTCCTTTTGGATATTCCAAGTGGACAGGTGATGATAAGCTCGATTTGAGTAGGAATGTCGTTGTATGCACAAGTGCCATACTGCAATCTAAGAACAGCGACATAGATTGGTTGAAATATATAGATGTTCTCGTTGTAGATGAGTGTCACCAAATCAGAAAATCCAACGAAATAACAAAAATTATAGAAACATGTCAAACAAGCCACAAGTTCGGGTTTACTGGTACGATGCCAGAAGACAAAATAGACCAATGGACAATTATCGGAAAGATCGGCCCTATAATTTACCAAAGAAGAAGCTTTGAATTAAGGGAAGATAAACACGTTGTTCCCGCAATAGCTCAAGTTGTCGAATTGGAATATAAAACCAAACCGATAAGAAATTTTGGAGGCAATGCCGCAACGGACAACTATAGAAATGAAATCGATTTCCTTATAAAAAGTCAATTCAGAAATGAAACCATACGAAAACTCTCACTTAACTGTCAAAACAACGCATTGATTCTTGTAGATTATCTGGAACATGGTGAAACTCTTTACAAAGTTTTAAGTAAAGGTTTGGAAAATAAAGAAGTATTTTATATTTCTGGAGAAATGGGAGTGGATGATAGAGAGAAAATAAGAAAGATAATGGAAACTAAGGAAAATATCATATGCATAGCCATTTCTAAAATATTTTCAACAGGAATCAATATTAAAAACCTCCACTACATTATTTTTGGCGGCGGCGGAAAATCCAAAATAAAAGTTTTGCAAAGCATTGGTAGAGGTCTTCGTTTACACGAAAAGAAAAATACACTTTATATCATAGATGTGGCTGATCAATTGTACTATGGGATGCAGCATCAAATGAAACGCCAAGAATTCTATGAACAAGAAAACATCCCACACCAAAGAATTAAAATCAATGAAAGATAACGAAAAACCAGTAAAAAGAAAAAGAAAAAAAGCAGAAGATAAGCCGCATTATGTAAATGCTAGGGAATTTGAAGATGCCCTGATCAAGTATTACGATGATGATATCATAACGAATTATCTTGGAGATAGCATTCAGAAAATAGCCCAAGGGCTTTCATATGCTGGTAATTTTATTAATTACTGCGTAGATGAACAGACCGAGGCACTCACAAAAAGAGGATGGCTCAATCACTCCGAAATTAGCACAGATGATCAAATTTTATCATATGATGTTAAAACAAAACAACTTGTATGGAGTAAAATAAACGACATATTCACAGGAGATTACGATGATTTAATGTTCAAATTGGATGTTAAAGGAATGGATGCTCTTGTTACACCAAACCACAAGTTTGTTGGATTGGAAAATGGAATAAAACCCATCGATGACTTTAGAACAGATGAACACATTGTTTTAATGGGATATCATGTTTCCGACGAAGGAGTTGAAAAGAAACATTCAGATGATTTTGTAAAACTAGTAGGTTGGGCTGTGACAGAAGGAAATTATCTATATGGTAAATTCACAAATTCAGTTCAAATTTTCCAAAAAGAAGGAGAAAAGGCAGACAAAATAAGGAATGTATTTAGTTCTTTAAATTTGGAATATAAAGAATACAAGTGGACTAATCCTGAAATTAAATGTTTCAGATTTAAAGGAGATTACGCTAATAAAGTGGTTGATGTGTCCAGAGACAAAGTTTTGAGTATGGATTTCATTTTGGAATTAACTCAAGATCAAAGAATGATGCTGATAGATACGATGATATCTGGGGATGGTTACAGGAGACCAAACGCTAATAAAAATAAAACAGGGTGGTCATATGCTCAAAAAGATAAAAAACACGTTGATTCTTTTATAGCACTATGCACATTGGCTGGATTAACAACATCGACAACTTTATCTAAAAAAATATACGGTTTCACTAAAAGCCCCTATTACACGATAAACATATATCAAGATGCAAAACTTTATTGCAAAGTCGAAAACGTAGATATGCATGGAGGGAGAGCTAAGTCTGGTGGTAATAGATTGAATGGCAATTCCATTTCAAATAAACCGACAGTTCACTACAAAGGGAAAATATGGTGTCCATCCACGGAGTACGGAACATTTGTATGTAGAAGAGGAAAATACGTATATGTCACCGGAAACAGCTACAAAGAAGACATGGTGGGGGATGCTGTTCTCAAGATGTATCAAGCCATTCTTCATAAAAAATTTAAATTAAATCAAGGGTTTTCTCCATTTGGTTACTTTACAACAATCGCATATCATGCATTTATTTGTAGAATTAAAAAGGAAAAGAAACATCATGAGGTTGTTGAAGAATATAAAGAAAGAAACTTCGATATTATGATGAATGATAATGAAGAATACGGATCAAGTAAAGTTTATACAAGACCAGCCTCAATCGACAAGATTGACAATTATTGAAAATCACTTACAATCAAAACAAGTGGATAATAATTATGCAATTTTTTCAGACCTTCATTTAGGTGTCCATCAAAACAGTTCTACTTGGCACAAAATAGCCAACGATTGGAGTGATTGGCTTGTCTCAGAATTAAAGAAGAAGAATATAAAAAACATACTTTTTCTAGGAGATTATTTCCACTCAAGATCGGACATATCGGTTAATACTTTGCACGTTGCATCGGATATAACCGATAAGTTCAAGGATTTCCATCTTAAAATGATTGTTGGGAACCATTGTAGTTTCTTGAAAGACAAGGCAGATATCCACTCTCTTTCTGTTTTTAAGGGATATCCTAACATTGAAATCATAGATAAGCCCAAGATGTTTGAATTTGGTGGAAAGAAAGTATTCATGTGTCCTTGGGGGACTGAAATGAAGGATATTCCTCAATGCGATGTGTTAATGGGTCATTTTGAAATAGAAAGCTTCAAAATGAACACATATAAATTATGTGAACATGGATTTTCACCCTCAAGCGTATCCAAGAAGGCACCACTTGTTTTTAGTGGGCATTTTCATTTGAGAGATGAGAGAGAATATAAGGACTCCAAGATCATATATGTCGGAAACCCCTTTGAGATGGACTTTGGAGATACTGAATCGACAAAGGGATATTATATTGTTAATTTCGATGACACGTCTTATACATTCTATGAAAACAAGAATTCACCCAAACATAAAAAAATTAAACTGTCGGAATATGACAGTTCGGAACAAAATGTAGAAAACAACATTGTAAGAATTATTGTTGATAAAAACATAGAAAGCGAGGAATTGGAAAAATATTCAGCCAATATAAAAAATTTAAACCCAATATCTCTTTCTTTTGACAATACAATTGCATTCAATCCTGTTTCTGAAGAATTGGATGAGGAGTTTGACTTGTCTGGAATTGATATGGAAAAAGCGATTTTTGATTTTGTTAAACTTTTAGACATCGATAATAAAGAAGATGTCGCAAAATACACAGTAGAATTATACAAACAATCGTGAAAAAAGTAGTATTTAAAACATTAAAAGTTAAAAATTTCCTAAGCATAGGAAAGACTCCTGTTGTTGTGGATTTTCAAAAGGGACTGAACATCATAACGGGAATAAACAAGGACTTGATGGATCGTCAAAATGGGACTGGAAAGAGTTCTCTTGTCGATTCCTTCTATTTTGCATTGTTTGGGGAGACAACAAGAGAACTTAAAAAGGAGTTTGTTGTCAACAACCTCACAAATGAAACTGCGGAGGTGTCTTTAACATTTTCCATAGACAAGAATGAATACGAGATCATCAGGACTATAAAACCCTCCAAGTTGAATTTGTTTGAGAACGGTCAAGATGTAAGCAGGGACAGCATATCAAACACCACCGAATACATTCTTTCAATTTTAAACCTCACGCCAGAGATATTCACGAATTGCATATGCCTCTCGATTAACTCCACGACACCCTTCATGGCCCAGAAGAAGTTGGAGAAGAAAAAATTCATTGAAGGGATATTCAATTTGGACGTATTCTCAAGAATGAATTCCAATTTGAAAGAAGAATATGTTGAGGTAAAGAAGGAAATAGAATCAAAATCTGAAAAATATTCCGATTTGGAAAAAACAATAAAACTAGTATTGGATCAAAATAAAAGAAATTCAGAAGAAAGAGATCGCAGAAAGAATGCGATAGATGAAACCATATCCAGAATTGAAAAACAATTAACTGAAACCACAGATAGAATATTAACATATAAGATAGAAGATGTTCAACAAAACAAGGAAAAGCTAAAAAAACTTGAAGAAAAGAACAAATCCAAAAATGAAGAGAATCAACAGATTGTTAAAAAATGCACTGAGGTTTTAACAGAGATTAAAATTTTAAAATCAGATTTATCAAAAATTGGAACAGAAGAAGATGAGTGTCCGGTTTGCATGAGAAAAGTCACAGCGGACGATTTAGATCATATTGAGAAAAGAAAAAACGAAATCCGCTCAACAATTGAACAAAAAAACACTATTCTTGAACAGGAATTGTATAAAAAGCAATCGGAATTGAAATCTGAAATTTCTTTAATTGAAAGAGCAATCTCACTATTGAAGGACGGTATAACAAAGAATGCACTTGCGATTCAAAAGAAACAAAATGACGAAGAGAAAAAAGAGTATTTTGAAAAACAACTGGAAAAGGAAAAAACATCATTAACAGAACTTCAAAACTTCAAAGAAGAAGAATCCAAGAGCATTGATGGGATTAAAAATAATCTTTTGAAACTTGGGGAAACGTTGGATGGGTTGAAGATAAGATTCAAAGTTTTAGACAATGTTAAGTTCGTCTTATCAGAAGAGGGTGTTAAAAGTTATGTTGTGAAGAAAATATTGGCATTGTTTAATTCAAAGATAGCATTTTATCTAAAAGAATTAAATGCCAACTCTATCATAACTTTTGATCAATATTTTGAGGAGGAAATAAAAAACGAGAGAGGTAAGCCCACCATGTATTTTAACTATAGTGGCGCAGAAAGAAAAGCTATAGATCTAGCTGTAATGTTTGCATTTATTGATATGTTGAAGATGCAAACAAATGTTTATTACAATGTTCAATTTTATGATGAGCTTTTGGATACAAGCTTGGACTCCGCTGGAGTCGAGAATGTCGTAAGATTGTTAAATGATTTTGTAGAGAAGTATTCTTATGGCATTTATGTGATTTCCCACAGAAAAGAATGTTCAAAATTAGCAAATGGCGAGGTCGTTTATTTGGAGAAAACAAACGGAATAACGAAAAGAATTCCCCTAGAAACCACTTGATTTTAACGTAACAGAAAATTAATAACACTATGATTCAAATTCCTAATAGCCAATTCACATCTCCTCTTTTGAGGAACTCGATGCAGTTTACGCACATCGGAAACAACGCAGTAGCAACATCAAAAAAAGAGGACGTGGCTCCACCTGAAAATCATCTTCCAAGAGTTATTCAATATTATGCCGACTATAGTGGATGTGGTTTTTGGAGAATGATTTGGCCAGAACATTTGCTTAATGCATTCAATATGTTCACAGTTCATGGAACTACTGTTATGAACTTGGACCCTCGTTCATATATCAATACAAAGGTTGTTAGGATTCAAAGACAAGCTACCAGCCACCAATTAAAGTTTGTTCAATTTTTAAAAGAACTTTCCAAAGAAGTTGGTTTTCGAATTATATATGAGATTGATGATCTTGTTTTCTCAGAAGATATTCCGGATTATAATAAGTATAAACCAGCATTTACAGATCCTCAGATTAGAAAAAATTGCCAAGATATCATGCTTCTTTGCGATGAGGTTACGGTTACAAATCAATTCATGAAGGATTACTACATGGAGAAGACTGGTCATAAAAGCGTGACAATTATTCCCAATTTCCCTCCAAAGTTTTGGCTAGGACACTTCTACGATGAGAAGCAGATATCTTCTAATTACGATACATACAAAAAGAAGCCAAGAATCCTTTATGCGGGATCTGGAGCGCATTTTGATGTAGATAATAGGGTCGGTCAAAAAGACGACTTTGCACACGTTGTAGATATTATTGCAAAAACTGTGGACAAGTACCAATGGGTATTCCTTGGAGCATATCCTTTGCCTTTGAGAAATCTCATCCAATCTGGTAAAATTGAATTTCATCCTTGGCAGAATCTCTACCATTACGGTGAAAAAATCAAAAATCTAAGAATCAACATGATGGTGGCTCCTTTGCAAAATAATAATTTCAATAAATCCAAGTCGGATTTGAAGCTTGTGGAGGCAAATGCGTTTGGACTCCCAATCGCTTGTCAAAACCTTTGCACATACGAAAACGCAACCTTCAAATTCGATACAGGCGAAGAAATGGTTTCTGTGATTGATGACGTCCTAAGCAAAAAAGGACGGTACATGAATATCAGTGCAAAAGCGAGAAACGATGCAAACAAGCGTTGGTTGGAAAACGGAGATAATCTTGAATGCTATGCTGAATTGTTTAAATACCCTCACGGACATCCAGATAGAAAAGTATTGAACGCTATCAACGGTATAGTTGATTGACCAAGAACAAAACAGATGGATAAGTCACATATGTTAAAATCGGATACCACCAAGGCAATCCAAAAATAAACATAAAGACAAGCCCGACAATTAAAGACAACCAAAAGCTCATGCATACCCAGCATGATAAAAGTGTAGATAGAACTTCACTTTTGATTGCAATTATATCAAGAAGATCATCCAAGGCGTAAATATTATTTCTTTTCAAGAATAATTTGCCTATAGAATTAGCGATAGGCGAATAAAACCATAGTATCAGAATACTATTAACGGCCAAAAGACCAGATGTATAAAACCAAATCATTTTTCAATCAAAATTTTAATTTTAGTAATGAATGTGTTTTTAAGATTTCTTTCAGCACAGGGGCTACAACCACTTTTAACCTTCAAAGAATCCAGAGTTGTCTTGTATTCTTTTCTAAGATTTTCGCAGTCCGGTATTTCTTGTGGACACGGATCTAGCGTATTGAAAAATTGACTTGCAATCTCTTCCATAATTGATATTATTTAACAATCGATGTACAGAAATCTATCCTACAACCCAAAAGAGCGTTGCATGAATCTTCTGACTTGGGACACAAGCGGAAAGAGAATTAAGGCGGAATGTTCCTACAGACCCTATATCTATACAGAAACAAACGGAACACATGATGCTATCAGTTTATTCAATACGAAACTGAAGAAAAAATCATTCAATACACAATACGATAGATCGAAATACATTAAAGAAACAGATAACGTTAGAATATTTGAGAATCTTAGTGTATATCAACAATTTCTGGTTGATATGTTTTATCAAGAATATGAGAAGCCTGAATTCATTCAGCACCCCTTGAAGATTTTTTATTTGGATATTGAGGTTTATTCCAAAGATGAGGGCTTTCCCCATCCAGATCAGGCGAATGCTCCTGTTAATGTTATCACAATATACGATACATTGAGCCAAATGTTTCATGTTTGGGGGACAAAGGCATATGAGCCTAAACTTCCGAATGTAAAATATAGCCACTGTTCTTCTGAAAAACAATTACTGAACAAATTTTTAGAATTTGTAGAAAAGGATCACATGGATGTGCTGTCTGGATGGAATAGTAAGTTTTTCGATATTCCGTATCTTGTTAATAGAATCGGTAAGATTTGCGATGAGAATGAAGCCACGAGACTTTCTCCGACAAAAAACATATATAGCAGAACCGAGTTTAATAAATTCGGAAAAGAAGAGAAAGTTTGGGTATTGGATGGCGTTTCTAGCATCGATTACATGGATGCATACAAGAAATTCTGTTTAGACCCAAGAGAAAATTACAAACTAAACACGATAGCATCGGTTGAACTTGGAGAAAATAAGATAGACTACGGTGGAGGAAATCTTTCAGATCTAGCGGATACGAATTGGGAAACATTTGTTGATTATAACATTCAAGACGTCAACATTCTTGTGAAATTAGACGATGCATTGAAATATATGCCCCTATTGCGTTCTCTT